AGTAAATCCTGAATCTTGTATAAGCTGTTTCTGTATTAAAGATAACCAGTAATCCTGTTGTTCATTAATGGTTTTTTTAAGTTTAATCAAGCTAGATTGAATATATATATATTTATCCCTAGCTTTTAACGTACACTGTCGCTTATGAGTTAAGCTAAAAAATATTTTTTCTTGTTCCTCAGTCCATTGAGATTTTTCTCTAATAGCTTTAGCCTTAAGTTCAAGTGCTGAAATTTCATTTTTAACAGAATCCTCATTACCAATCTCGCTTAACTCAAAAGATAGTTTACTGTGTTCTCTAAGTAAAAGAAATCTGGTTTCTATTTTGTTATGAATTTCAGAATTAACAGTTCTTATTTTATTTTCAAGCTCATTAACAATACCTCGATAGGATTCATTTTGAAGTAATGTTTTAGAGATTAAATCATTAAAATCATCTTTACCTTCTTTATCTGCCAATTGATTTATATATAGCTGTGGAATGTATGTTACTGCTTTTAATTGTAATGGATCTTTTATATCAGAAAGTTTAGATACTTCATTATTAGACCACTCAACTTCAAAATCCAAATCTGAGATATCATCATATGATGATGATTTAGATAGCTCAATTCTAGTAGAAACTTCCTCTGGATTTATAGTCTTAGCTATATGATATAAAAGCATAGATTTACCAGAAGATTTGCCACCAATAATTGCATTTAAGTCTTTATTAAGAGCAATCCATTTTTTGGGAAATCTATTTTTACCCGAACTATCAATATATCTTACTCTTTTGATCGTCTGATATTCAGATTTATTTTCTGGAGAAATCTCTCCAATAAATACTCTATCAGGCTCAAAAATCACTTGCCTTAACCCATTAAATGTTGGATCAGCCTTAATCCAGCAATATCTTTTACCATCGGGCTCAAATAATTTATTAATTGCATGAGCATCAGAACCATGAATGCAAGGAATAAGACGTCCAAGATCTTTAATAATATCTTCTTTACTTTTATTTCCTTGACCAGTAAAAAAATTAATATCACATGGCTTAGCAGAAAATATCATGTCCGTAAACTCGAAAATATCTTTCTTTATACCAGTAAAACCACCATCTCGAATACCTGATACACCATCATTAGAACCATTTGCTACAACAATTATTGAGTTATTCCTTAACCATTTTTCCCCATTATACCACTTCTTAAAAGTATCATAGGATGGTTTGAAGTTATTAATACCTTCCTTTAAACATGTTCTATCACTATCTTTATTAGTATTCTGTAATAAGCTTCTACCATATGAAATAAGTTGAGTTTCAATACAAGCAAAATTCTGCCCTTTATGATCAATAAACAGCCGACTTAATGCATTTTTGATTTCATCAATATGAAATTTTTCCTCTGGGCTTATTAATAAATGAATGTTTATACCTTTATTTTTATCTGTATTTGGAGTAATACGGAACTCAATATTTGGAATAATTGTATCAATATTTTTCATTCTTCCATTTTTTCGATACTCACAAACTTTTTCATAACCGGATATAGAGCAATAGTCAGTTATACCTATAACAGAAATACCTGAGTTAGACTGTTCAATTGCTGTTATATAACCATCCCAATCACCTTTAAACTGTGTTTCTAACACTGAATCTGGAGTGTGAACATGAAGATCCCACCTTCTCCACTCTGAACCATGTTCATACAATTTCATATACAATCACCAAACTATTAATAAAAGTATATAACTTATACTAATCAGGTTGGTAATAAAACCATCGCCACTCAGAAATGCTATACAGACCCCAATATAATATTATATCTATCTTTAAAATTATCTTTACTTTAGAAAACAATCTTAATTTACATATTAGTGCGATATTTTTATTAGGAGTTAATATTAATTAGACTACCTGTTTCTTCCATAATTTTTTAACTTTATCCATGACCCCACAACTCCTTTTCTCAATATTTTTCCTTTTCACTTCTTCAAAATTAACTTTTTCACTATTCGCCGATGAAATTTGAACCTTCCCGTTCTCAAACCAAATCACTTCATCGCCATAACTCAGGCGCATACCGTTCATCACCATTGACCACATTGTGTCTGGTGGTAAATCCAATCCCATTTTTTCGGCAAAGGCTTTGAATTCAGGTATCAAACGTTCCTGATTTTCACTTAATGACACCGTTGAAATTATTCGCTGACTCTTTTTGTGCTCTAAAACCTCGTCAAATGATTTCTCCCAATCGCTATATTGTGAACATAGGTCGAAATATTCAGGCTCAGAAATCCCCCATACGGGCGATTTTAAGCCCCTATCGTGTGGGTTTTTAATATCGGGTGAACTGCCCGATCCACAGTTATTGACAGGACTCCGAGGCGCGCTGATCGCGCTTTTTAAGGTCAAAACCCACCCGGTTTCTAACTTACGCTTATGCTCAATTGCCTCAATATCCTGCTTAGATTTACGAACTAAACGATACTGACGCTCACGCGTTTTTACTAAATCGCTACTTTTTATCGGTGAATATAATCCAATTATTCGCATCACTTCTTCATCATAAGAATTCGGCTCATCGGCAACAGTACGAGCGACTAATAACGTTTGTAGGTTACGCTTAACGTTAGGGCCCCCTTGGTGCTCGATATAAGCGGCGAAATCTCCTGCATCGGCAGACGCTCTTACTTTTTCCGCTATATCACCCAACTTATCAGCGATACTCACACCACGAATACGACGACACTCACGCCACACGCCTTTAGACGGCAAGCCAAACATGTGGAATTGAGGAATACGCCAAGTAGACGCCCACGCAGTAACGGCTGATGCAACCTCGGTTAATAACTCTCCCGATTCGTCATCAACTTCGCCCTCTAACGCATAACCGTCGATATTTTTTGAAATATATTTAGCGAGATAACCCGTAGCACCGCCTTTATTTAAATGCTTTGCTTCAAAACGGTGTTTCTTTGCGCCCCGTTCTTCGCCATCTTCTTCAAGGGCATACTTACGCATGATCTCAATCGCTGATGCACGTTGAGATTTATCCAGAAACATCATCATATGCCAATGAGGTGTAGCGTCATGATGAGGTTCAACAACTCTGATCCCGTAAACGTTAATATCGTTATCTTTAAAAGCAGTGCGAATTTTCGCCCAAACTTTCACTAAATAACGTTGACCGTCTTTCGGAGTGTATGCGCTGTTATTCCATTTCTCGTTAATGAGAACTTTTTTCTTTTTCTCATCTTTAGAAACGTTAATTTGCTTGGTGGGATGGTATTTTGAAGGGGTGGTTAACGTAATAAATAAACCAATATCACCTCTTTCTTCGGCAACTTTTTGAATACCTGCTGCTTGTGCCATTAATTCCATACGGCGAATTTTAGGGTTAGCGATACTCGCTAATACTTTTTCCATTAAATCGAAGCGATCACCCGATTCAACGTCTTGAATATCCATCATTTCAAGATAATTCATGTTCGCTAAACGTTGCGATCTAACTTCACGAACCGCATTTTTACTGGCGTAAGGCGTCTTATCTGAATTCACATCACCAAAGGCAATATGCAAAGACTCACGCCAACGTTGGCGATGAGCTTTTAACTTTTTCAGCCACCAATTTTCATCTGTTAACCGGTTTAATCCGGACAACGCATTTTCTGGTGTTAGTTTTCCTTTTTGAGCTTTTCCCCAAAACAACGGTGTTACATGTAAATAGGTAATTAACTCTCCTAATTGATGATAAATAGGGTTAATCACTTTTAGGTTAAGTAACACCTCACGATCACCGTTATTTTCAACAATTGCCTGATCAGCCAATTCATCGAATAAGTTGTCACACGCGTTCGCAAATGACTTCGCCATATGACGCAATATTTTGTCATGCGCATCGGGCAAGCGATTAAAGAACATGGCTTGATCAAAATCTCTATCTAATAAAAATTGACGTTTATCTTTCGCTAAACCATAGCGCGCATTAACGGCTTGCAAACGCTGATAAACGCTTTTATGGAACTTAAAGACCAGCCAGTTATGAACTTCTTTCGGCGTTTTCTCTTTTTTAAGATGTTCGATGTACTTAAATAAGCGAGATTTAAGAAAGCGAGGCAGTTTTTCAATATCGAATAAAATCGCTTGCCCCTGAGCCAATTGCTCACGGGTAAGCGGTCTTTCATAAACAACTGGCTCATGCTGTTTCCCATTCCACCAATATGTCCATTGCATATCAGCAGGATAGGAAACAGGAGGCTGAGAAAAATCAATCAGACGGCTAGCCATTACCGCACACCGCCTAAATGCTTCGGATCAATAATTTCAATGGCTGTTTCGCACAGTTTAGCAACGTGAGTCATTACGTCTATCAATTCAGAGATAGATTTAATTTCAGCACTAATAACACGACTCACATGTGCACCAACAACGCCAGCCGTCACATTTACCGCAGAGTCATACCACGCAATCACTTCACGGCGCACACGACCATCAATCACAGTGACTTCAATTAATCCAAATTGTTTTTTCCAATAAACGATAGCAAAACGAGTGCCGGTAATATGCACCCCATTTTTTGGATCTTGAATATCGACATAGCCCTGTTCCATCAGCACACCTCCGGCAAAACGGCGATAATCTCTTTTGCTGATTGGCGGTTTCCATTTGCAGAAATAGAACGAGGCGCATCAATCTCGTGAATAATAAAACCGAGATCGGCATACAGCTCTTTGGCGTGAATGGAATTAGAGACAGTAATCGGGTTACCTTGTGATTGATTTAATGCCTTTAATGCTTGAGCTAACTCAATTTGATGAGCGTGAGTAAAATCCGTGTGATGATATTTAGTAAAACTACCTTCATCTCCCATATATGGAGGATCACAATAAACACCATCACCGAAATCAACGAGTGACAAAGTATCTTGCCATTCTAAACAAGCGATAATGGCATTAGTGGCTTTCTCAGCAAATTGTCTGATTTCCTCCTCTGGAAAATAAACACGGGCATATGTTCCGAATGGCACATTAAATTCACCTGAATTGTTATATCGACATAATCCATTAAAGCAATGACGATTTAAATATAAAAACCGAGCAGATTGTATATATTTATCACACTCGCTTTTATCTAATACCTTAATTGAATTAAATAACTTCCTAATAGCAATGTAATCATTTCTATGATTAGTTTCTTCCCATGCATAAAACTCTTTACGCGCCATTATTTCAGTATGTTCTACGACATTACGATATAAACTAATTAAATCCTGATTGGCATCAGCAATTAAATATTCGTTATATTCTGTATTCATCATCACAGCACAAGAACCAGCGAAAGGCTCAACGAGACGTTTTGTTTTTGGCAGGTGCGGGATTAATTTATCCATGATACGGACTTTTGACCCCGCCCATTTCAGAATGGTTTTATTCGCCATTTCACACACTCCGATAATGCTTAGATTTCAGCTCATACACTGTTTGGCAATCTGCACAGCGGGTGCATCCCATTACCGCAATACGGCGCTTTTCGGGTATTTCACGACCGCAATCTTCACATTCAAACGCTGATACACCTACGTAACGCCCTGTTACTGCTTTTATTTGTTTATCAAGCAATAACTGTGATTGTTCGCAGGCTAAATCCATTTCTTTAGACATAATTCCATTCCTGTGCTTGATGTTCGATAGACTCGGCTTCACCTTCTAATAATTGAAATACTTGTGAAGGCTCCATTCGTTCACTTAGTGCTTTTGATGCTAATTTGCGCAAACGAGCAGAAAAAAGAACCGCCCGAGATTTTCTTTCATCTTCTCGAACGGCATTAATTAAATCGGTTACATCACTTTCTTTAGACATAATCAGACCTCTGATAATCAGATATAAAAAGTCCTGACAAATAAATGTCATTTATTTTTTAGGTGTAATTAAATAGGCATTGCTAATTTATTCGGGATTAATGCGCTCAATACTTTTATTTGATGAAGTGCATTAATGATTTTTATTTTATCTTTCCTCTTTAATAATAAATAATCTATTCCGTTCTTTTCTTTTTCTATCTCAGCAAGGTAATAAATCATCTGATATATACGATTATTTTCATTTCTTAAATAATCAAGAAACTCACCAATCAAAATATCATCACTATTTTTATTTAACTTACTTAATAAATCAGCCCTAACTTCGGCTGTTTTATTCATACCACTGACGCGCTCATCAAATGAAAGACCATCATTATGATAGTGCTTTACTTTAGACTGATAAAAATCATCATTGCCTTGTAGTTGCTCTCTTGCTTGAATAAGCTCCGCGGCATTCATGACAACACCTAGATAGAAACTTTCACAAGAAACGAAACAATAACAATGGCACATAAAACCAGTGTTGCTTTATCCGCTTTTGAATACTTTTTACTTTTATTAGTAAAAGATTCACTGTTTAGTTTGTATTTATTTCTTTGCTTAATTAATTGGTTCATTGAATATCACCTTTTAATAAGTCGATATAATGCGTTGCTTCTGCCATTGCATCAAACTTACCGAATGACTGATCATCTAACCAAACGTGATAACGAGTTATCGGTGTTACTGCTTTTCTTGGCAGTTTAATAATGGTGAAACCGCGATACATAAAACTATGCTCTGTAATTTGCTTTACTATCACCTTCATCATCCTTGTTATTGTGGTTCACCCATTCCTAACCATATCAGCCAGCCGTCACGTAATTCTTTAGGCATTCTTTTACGTGCCATACGCAAGCCTTTATTCCAATCAGTTACATCGATGTAATACTCACCACGGGAATTATCTGGGTGCTTAACTTCTACATAAGGCAATTTCCCATCCTTACGCATATCAGACACAGCTTTGGGTGTTTTACCGATATAGCCGGCAAATTTTGTCTCAGTGACAAATTCTGAACCAATATTATGAATTTCGATTTCTTTCGACATCTGGTAACCTCTTATTAATGAGCGCCCTTTGGCGCTCTTTTACGCCTTGTAGCTATACGTGGGTGTTTCGTATTAAATAAAATTTAGAGGATCCGCAAAATTATGTCAAGTTCGAAAAATGAAAAGCTAAAACTAATAAGAGAATCAGAAAGATTAAAACTAAAGGAAATGTCTGATTTAACAGGGATTAATTACCATACATATCATGGATATGAATCAGGGAAAATGAATATGTCTTTAGAAGCAGCAACAAAACTATTTTCAATTCCAAGATTTAGAAAATATATGACTTGGTTTATGTTTGATGAAATCAATCCTGATGCTGGGCAAATCGCACCGGCACTCGCACACAGTGGGCAAGACAACACGCAATCATCCCACTCAGACAAGAAAATTGGATAACAATACATCAAGCATTTTGTGAATTTATTGATTCACAAAGCCTTTCTACCATTGGAGAGCTTTCTTATGACAATTAAGAAACTTGAAGATGGTCGATATGAAGTGGACATTAGACCGACTGGACGTAATGGAAAACGGATCAGACGGAAGTTTAATAAAAAACATGAAGCCATTGCCTTTGAACGTTATGTAATGGCCAATCACAGCAAAAAAGAATGGGGGACAAAATTAAAAGACATTCGCCCATTAGATGAACTCGTTGAGCTATGGTGGAACATGTTCGGTAAACATAGCGAGAACGGAAAATCTAACTACAACAATGCAATGCGTGTCTGTAAGGGTATGCATAGTAGCAATGTATCTCAAGTTACATCAAAAAGTATCTCATTTTATCAAAATGAGCGTTTTGCTAAGGGGATAAAACCCTCCACTATTAATCGAGAACTGTATGCTATACGAGGTATATTCTCTCAATTAATTAAAATGGGATTATATGAGGCTGAAAATCCCTTTATTGAGGCCAAGAAATTAAAAATAAATGCGAGTGAGATGTCTTACTTAACCCTTGATGAAACCCGAAAACTACTCGCTAATCTGGAAGGTGATTATTATAACATTGCCGTATTTTGTTTAAGTACGGGGGCTAGATGGGGCGAAGCAATGAAACTGAAACGAGAGCATATCATTGAAAACAAAGTGCGTTTTACTTACACTAAAACAAGAAAAGCGCGCATTGTCCCTATATCGAAAGAACTCTGCGATCAAATATGCAAAGGAAAAAAAGACCTCCTATTTTCCTCCGTTTCATATCAAGTATTTAGAAAAATACTAAAAAGTGTAAAACCTTCTTTGCCCGACGGACAAGCTACACATGTGTTGCGTCATACTTTCGCTACGCATTTCATGATCAACGGCGGTAGCATCATCACATTACAAAGAATTCTAGGGCATGCCAGTTTAAAACAAACGATGACCTATGCTCATTTTGCACCCGATTTCTTACAAGATGCGATTGTAAACAATCCATTAAAAGGAGGTCTCAGTTTATAG